ACTCCACAACAAAAACAACAAGCTCAACAACAATATAGTTCTTATTTACAAACAACTAATAATCCTACTATTGAAGGGTTTAAACAATGGAATAATAAACAACAACAAATTAATGAACTATTTGAATCTAATCCTGAATTAGCTAATGCTGTATATGAAGCTTTAGGATTTAATAATGTGTCAAGTGAAGAGATTAGTGACGAATTAAAAGATATTTTAACGCCAAAAGAAGATGTATATAATAGAGAATTATATTTTTCAGGTGTATTTCAAACAAGTGATGAATACGATGATAGAGTTAATAAAGAGTTAGAACCATTTTTATTACCATTAATAAAAAAATATGTTAAAAAATTAATGGTTGACGCAGATGTTCATCCTTCTGACATTAAAATTTATAATGAAAAAATAGATAAAGCTAATACTATTGAAGAATTGCCAAATATTGAATATTTTAATAAATGGGGAATTACTAATAAGGAAAAATCTTGGACTACTCTTTTTTATGATAGGCAATTTATAATTGATATAATATATAGTAATATTGAAAATTTACCTTTAGATATATTATTTAAAGATGATATTAGTAAGAAAAATGGAAAATATTACGCTAAAATAAAAAAGTTTGAGACTAATAAAGATACTACAGGAAACTACAGTAATGTATCTTCCTGGCATAAAAGTAGGAGTTACCCTTCAAAATATTATGATTACACAATTAGGGCTAAATTTAAACCACAGGATGTAGGTTTTGGCAAATATACTTATAAAAGTGGTTATGATAATGATTATTTTTCTGTAATGTATATTCCTGAATATATAATTAATAAAGAAGTTGAAATAGATATTCATGATACATTTTCAAGAAATAAAAAACGTTTAAATAATGAAGGGAAAATTAATGTTTGGTTTGACACTGCCGAAAACATAGAAGATACTGATAATGCAATAATTAACGATGCTTATCAAAAAGACTCTTTATTTGATGAGGTAGACAAATATTTTAGATTAAGAAAAAATAATCAAGTAACTCCACAACAAAAACAACAAGCTCAACAGTTATATTCTCAATATCTTGATACTATATTTCCTGATAGTAAAGTAAAAGATATAGTTTATCATGGTACAACCATTAATAACTTACAATCTATTATAGAAAAAGGTTTTAGTAAGGATAAGCAGAGAAATACAGGATTCCATTTAGGTACAAAAGAAGCTGCTAATAATGCTGTTATTTCTGTAAGACCAGCTGAAAATAGAAGAATTGTTCCAGTTATAATTAATAGTAAAAATCCAGAAAGAACAGCAGATACAATAAATGTTGATAAAGATGGTGATTTGGAATGGCAAGATAAAATACAAAAAGCCAAAGGGGATTCTTTTATTTATGAAAATAATAGAGAGGATAATGGTAAAGATTCTTATGTAGTATTTGAACCAGAACAAATACACATACTAGGTTCTAAGCAAGATATAGAAGGGTTTAAAGAATTTGCCGGTGCTATTAATCAAAAGCAAAATACATTGCCCTCCAGAGAATATCAGAGTGATTTCTTCAAAGGTTTAGACCCATATCAGCAAGAAGCCAAAGAGATACTTTATGACTTTTACAAAGAGAACATTACTAATCCCAATGATTCAAGGATAGGTTTTTATAATGAACAGCTTCGCAAGTTATCAGAGAGTGTTGGTGATGAGCAATGGTATTTACGTTTAAGCAAGAATAATAAATGGTATGTTGCAGGCTATAAGAATGGTTCTGTTACGCATCCGGATTACTTTAGTATTTATGCCGAACAAAGATATACAGCGTGGAATAGAAGCCGTTATTATGAAGAGTTTAATCGCAAGCAATCTATAGGTGCAGCAAAGAACAAGATACGTTCCGTTATATACTCTAATAAAGTTAATGCTTTACTTGATAACATACAGCAGTCATTTCCAGGATTACCTATTATACGAGAAACGAAAGAGACTACTAAAGCAAAGGGGCATAATTCTATGTTGCCAGGTTGGATGGATGCTGATGGTTATCACATTAATATGGATAATATTCATCCTGGTGTTTTTGTTCATGAGATAGCACATATGTTTAGAGCCATATTGAAAACAGTAAATCCTACAGCATATAAAGAATTAGAGAGGAAGTTAGACGATTATATTTCAGAGAATCCTAATTGGTATGAGGCATATTTACGTAAACATCCAAATCAAAGTGATGATGTGACACGTGATGAGATCTTAGCTATTATTGCCGGTAGTGTATCTGAAGATAAGATAGCACATTTTCTTTCTGATAATGATGTAGAACCCACGAATGCAGAGATAAAAACATTCCGTCAAAGAGTAAAAGAAATATTTGACGCATTTTGGAGCGCTGTAAGAGACTTTTTCAGTTCACACTATGGTACTACTGCCTTTGATGGAGATCTTTCAAATATGACGCTGGAAGAGTTATATATGGGCATAACAGACGACATAATAGCTGGCAGAGAAATAAGACATATCTCACCAAAGGATATGGAGATTATCTCTTATGAATATCAGGAATCTGGTAGAACATTTCAAGAATCGCCAAAGAACAATCTAGATGGCAAAGTAAATGTTATAGAGAATGTAGGTGACATACCGAATATTATCATTAACAATCCAAATCGAAATGTTATTACTGATTCGAATAATGATGCTGCAAATAATCCTGAGCTTTTCGTTAATGCCGTTTTTATGCGTCGTCAAACATTGCTGAATAATACAGGAAGTATCACATGGCTTGGTAAGCGTTTTGACTACGAGAATCTGACAGATGATCAAATAAAAACCCTTATACGTACAGAGATATTACCTTATCACTTAAATGTGCAGGAGCGTTTTATTAATGATATACGTTCTGCAATAGAGTTAGTACAAGAAGGTAATGATATATCATACGCAATAACAAAAACATTTATAGAAGATTCAAACGAAGAATATGAAGATAAGAAAAGATCATACATAAAAGTTAATGAGTTACAGAAATTGCTGACACTAATAGGAGCAATGGATAATATCAAAGATGTTCTTTCCTTGTCTGAATTTATGAGCAAGTATAGTAATTTAGGTCTTGTAGATCCTCGTATGGTGGGTTTAGATCCTTTGGTTATAGTGCATGAGAACACAGACAAATCTATTAGTATATCTATCTCTGATATTACTGCTGCAGATCTTTCTTCACAGGGCAAGTTTACAGGGAGCAGGAATAAACTAAATGGTCGTTTTGTTAATAACGTATCTAATATGTTTGACATGGACTCATCAAAGATAACATGGTCAAACAATAAGCGTGATGCACGTGCTGCTGCTCTTACATTTACATTGGCATCAATGAATGCTATGGCAAAGAAAAACAATATACATTTAGATATACGCAGAGCTGGTGTATTCGGTATGCAAGGTGGTGTTGCCGGACACATATATAGCAGAACGATACATGACTATCAAGATGCCTTTGATCAGGTAAAAGAATTGTTTACAATACCTGAGATGCGTGGATTGGTAAGTGATAATGCTACATCTATTATAGAGACGCTAAATAATGATCAAGCATGGGATGCAAAAGATTTATATTGTGATCATATCTTTGAGTTGAGAAGCTATTATAATTCGCAGGCAACAATAAATAATATACCCGATTGGTATAGGGATGATCTTTTAGGTATAAATATGTCGAAAAAGAAGCACATAGAAGTCTTGCGTGCACGTCAAAAACAGATAGAAACACAGCGTGCATCTATAAGAGCTACTGCAGAGACGGACTATGAATATCAGGCTATAGCAAAAGCGATATATTGGTACAATCAAGGGGTTCATGTAAACAATATGTCTATAGATGATATCTCATCAGGACTTATGAAAAGAGTCATTAACCCGCATAATTTAGGTAATGGGATTGTTGATTATGCTACCATACAATTTGAAGCAGCAAAATCTATGGTAGTAAATAAAGCAAATCTATTCACAGATGAGTTATCGAAGCATATAAAAGCATCTATGAAGTCACATGGCAAAGAGCTAATCATGGAGAATATTATAAGCATGAACCCTGCCAGCGAGATATTTGATAGATTATTTCCCAAGATAGAAGCCATAGTAGATAAGCCTTATGAAATACGTGGCAAGAAGTATAATACAGGTGATAAAGTAACAGTATCCTTATCCAATGAGATATATTGTTCTGCACATCCTAACATCAAGAAAGCATTGGAAATGAAAGATGCTAAAGGCAATGCTTTACTTACAAAAGAAGATGTTGCTTTAGCTGACTTTATTGTAAAGACAGTACGTGAACAGTATGTGGAGGCGTTATTAAACAGAAATCGTTATAATAAGAAATATACGATAGAAGATGCTATAGAGGAATTAGATGAAGTTTATTTACCATATACATTACCTGTGATACGTGCCACACAAGAGCAAAACATACGTGCCGGTGCAATAAAGACATTCTTTAGCAGGTTTTTAGACAAGATGGTTAATCAGGGTATAAATTGGGGAGATCTTACAAGTACGGAGTTCTCTGAGATAAATGATCGTTTCTTTCATCAGCGTTCATATACAAAGCAATTAGAAGCAATGGGTCTTGAATTGGTTAATGGTGAGTATAGAGTAAACAACTTAGAGAGTTTATTCAATATAAGTAATAACTTAGAATACACAATGAAGATATTCGTTATGGATAGTGAAAGAAAACGTATCTATGATGATCATGTGACACCTATTCTTAATGATTGTTTTGCTATTGCAAACTATGCAGAGAAGACACTGAATAAGCCACAGGACAATACCAAAGAATTCTTGCGTGAATATTATAATCTCATCGCATTACATAAAAGGAAAGATGATTATATGCCACAAGGAATAGTAAAGTCTATTGCACCTGTAGTTCGTACAGCATTACAGTTGCATACGTTTATTTCTATAGCATATAGGCCTCTTATATGGATTAAGAGTGCTTACTTTAATGAGTCGGCACAATGGCTTTATGGTATCGCTAATTCTGCGGCAAATTGGGGTATAACAACAGGTGAGAAATTAAATATGCCTGGCGCAGACCATATGGCAAAGGCACATAAACTACTATTTGGTAGTAAGGCTGATTATAAAAAGATATGGAAGTTGGCGAATAAGATGCAACTAATAAATGGTAATGAGCGAGATGTATTAGAGAATGTCTTTTCCAATATTGCCGATAAGCACTTATTCAAACAGCAGCTTGCACATTTAGGTAACTGGTATACTGATGCTGCAGCCAGAGCATTGACTATGGTATCATATATGCTCTTTGATGGTTCATATGATGCACATATCTATAATCCCAAAACAGGTGAATTGACATATGATGTAACAAAAGATGAGCGTTTTTATAAAAATGGAAAGAAGATTGAAGGCTGGGATTTAGTTCATGACAGGATAGTAGAAAAACAAACCACACAGGGTCTTATTACTGATGGCAAACAACAAATTGGCTATGACTTTGAAGAGATAAATAAAAGGATTAAGTGGTATGCAGACAAGTTTATCATTGGCTCTATGGACATACATCAAAAAGCGTTATTAGGAAATCAATTTGCTGGTGCTGCAGTAGGACAGTTCAGAGGATTTTCTATTGACAAGATATGGAATGATATTGCTATAGGAAAGATAAAATCTACTTATGGTGGCAGACTTGTACCTTATAAAGATGAGAATGGAGAATGGGTTACTGTAGAAGAACAGATAGAGATGGAAAGTAATCTACAATCCCTTATAGGCTACTTATGGGATTTCCGTAAATTAACTAAAGGAATAAATAATTGGAAGGAGGATAGTAGTTGGAATAATCTCTCTCCTATAAGGCGTAGAAACCTTATAAATGTCACGGTAAGGTTGGTGGTCATGGGAGCAATAATGATGGCTATAAAGGCTCTTAGAATGAGCGACAGGGATAGAAGAAAGGTGGAGTGGTTATTTAGTGAATTATTCATGTATGATACTATGGAAAATATATTCGATAATCCTGTTCCCGTTTTTTCATCAATAGAAGATATGTATAAGATTATACTTGGCAAGAAACGCTTTGCAAAGATCTATCGTTATATGGGACCGGTAAATGATGCTGTGTGGTTTTATGAGTTAGCATCTTCAAATGATGAGGTAGCCAAACATGAAAAGACAGAGAGGCAGAAAGCCAAAGAGAAAAAAGAAAGAGAAGAGAAAAAGGAATTGGAGAAATTGAAGAAACAAAAAGCTTTAGAAAAGTATGGTTTCATACCGGATGAATATAAATAAAATGTTTGTCAATTAAAAAAAAGGGGGTACTCGTTATGAATACCCCCTTTAATTTTATAGTAGTGATAATGCATTCTCTGCTTCTGCAGTATTTGATTCTATCTGTCTCTCTAGTTTGTCTTTGAGTATTGTGACAAATTCTATTATACCTGTACGAAGAAGTTTTGCTTCTTCTATTTTTGTACCTTTCCAATATTCAGGTACTCTATACTTATTCCCGATATAATTATATTCTGCATCTGTAATTGTGCCGTCATTAATATGTAAAGCAAGAACATAATATTCACCACACTCATCACTTCTTTTTTCTGAATTAGCAAATACCTTCTTTTCTGTTCTAAAATAAACTGTTTTAATATCAAGATTATCACAAATTTCACAAAAGCGTGGTAGTAATTCTGATTTTGTCTTGTCAATAAGAGCATTTAAGAACTTAGACCTGTTGTCTGCAACAATAGAAGCTTCATTAAATAATTCCTCGAATGATTTCATGATTTATGTATTTATATAATTAATAATTACCTATAACATCACATAATCGACGTATGTTATTACTTATCATATCAATGCTATATTGCACTCTTTTACGCATAACAACAATTTGTTCAATTACATTATTTGTATGTGGCTGCATTTCCATTTTTGGAGGAGCTTCATAATCACCTTCAAGAAGATACTGTAAAGGTGTTTCTGTATAAGGAACAATAGTTTGTTCCAATGCATCTATAACTTCTGCTAAATCTTTTAATGCCCCAATTAATGTTGGAACATTGTGTGGCTGAGTTTCGCATGGATTACACGCTGTTGATTTTTCGTACATAATAGTTTGTTTTAAATGTTTAGAATAATGCTAAAAAGTTTGTTGGTCGTGATATACCAACATAAAATGATTGTAATTTTCGTTTGTTTGATAGTACATTGATACTCATAATATCAGATACATCGACATAAGCTCCATAAAGAGTAGTTCCTTGTATCTTGTATAAGGTGATAGCATAGCCATGACTAATATTGGCAAAGGTGCTACGAAAGATAACATATTCAGACCAAAATTTAGTTGCTAATGCTTCGGCTTTTAGTGTAGATAACTTTCTGTAGTATTCTCTCATAGATTCTTCTTTGACAACATATAAAGGCTTATCTTTATCTTCAACCCATATCTCATAGCAATAGAGGTCTTCTACTACAGCATCATACACATTCTGTATTATCATATCTTCTCCATTAAAGAATATAGGATTGTTTTGTTGATCAGGAGCATATTGTTCATTACCTACTATAAGATCGCCAGGTAAATATTTCTCTGATGCTTTATCGCCAAAGATAGCATGCCTCACACGCGCATTTAAATGGTCTACACGAGCATTTCTATACGCCATGATACGACAGTCCACTCCATCCTTAAAGTTCCTTACAAAGCTTCTAATAACGTTCTCTTCGTTAGAAAATGAATAGCCTTTCTTCTCTTTCTTATTATAAAGCGGTTCTATCTTTGATATCCATGATAAATCTTTGTCACTATCTATATGCTCACGAGTAAGATCACAAAGCTTTGCTATATGATCATCTTCGTTTTGTCGCATCTTTTCTGTCAGAGTATAATGATTCTTTAATTCAAAGACAGAACTATCTTTGTCGGGATCATATTCCCCAGCAGAAGGTTTTATCGGTGGTAACTGGCAATGATCACCCATATAGATGATCTTTGCTTTATCACTGACACAACGTAATAGAATAGCACGCATATCATCAGAGACCATAGATGCTTCATCAAACACTATATACCTATACTTAGCGATTTTATTCTGCTGGTATATTCCTGTCTTAGGGACAAATATCATTTCACCCCATCTATCAAATTCAACAGTCATATTTACTGCAGATGCATAAGTAATACTATTAGGCAAATGCTCACTAAGAACAAGACGTGCCTTATGTGATACAGCAATACCAACAACATTAGTAGCCACATAAAAGTCACCTTTTACCTTCTTATTCTCTTTTATGAATAGCTCTTTAATAATCGTTGTCTTACCTGTACCACCGGAACCATCAAGGCAAAACTCTATATCTTTAGACTTAGACTTAATAAACTTCTTCATCTGTAATAGAGCTTCTTCCTGACCTTTGTTAGGTGTTACCCTTTCTACTCTTTTCTTTTTCATAGTTCATTATTTGCACTAAGCAATGATTGTTGAGCTGTTTTAGACTTTCAACTTTCTTTTCAAGAGATTTTATCTGCCTGTTTAAATCGGCAATACGCCGGTCTGCTTTCAAGGCAAGACGATCATCATCAGTACACTTTAATAGTTTAGTGATCCTCTCCTCTAACTCTACTATGTACATCTCATTTTCACCTTGTCGTGATCGCAAACCGGCGATCTCTTTCTTTAGTAAATTAATAATAACATCGTCTGGGACTTTAAATAAATCATGATCCATTAGATTCTTCCTTCTATTTCTACTATGACACCTGGCACTGTGCCAAAGCGTTTAAAGATGCCATTCTTTGAACATATACGAGCATCATTAGATATAACGCCAGCTTCTTGCATAGCATCCCATAGCAGTTTCTCCAAGTTATCAAGATCAGGTTCTGTTTCTTTAAAGAGAATATAGTTACCACTGCTTATAGCATCTTTGTCAGCCTTATTAAAACTTTCAAGGGCTTTAAATATAAATTCTGCACGTATGATATGAACATCTTTAAAAAATGGCCTGAAACCTTTATAGTCTTTCAGTAATATACGCTTTATTTGCTCTACTAACATAGCATGTGTATTCGTTATCTTAGCTTCCTGATAGCCTTTAATAATAACATCAAGCTTTCCTGTCTTTGGATTACGATATGTTATAACATCACCATTTCTGTTTCTTTGCGGATAATGACGAAAGGATTGCTTAGGCATAGGATCACCTTTAGGATTCTCTTTCATCTCAGGATATAATAAAGGAAAGTATAACCTTTGATAAAGCGGCTTATCATCGTTGAATAAAACCAGCTGTTTATGCTTTATCATTTCACGTGGCATAATAGTCGCACAGTCGTCTACTATCTTTAGGAACGCTGCTTTTTCTTTTTTATTGAAACCCATTTATTTATTTCTTTAGTGATGCGTTCAACTTCTACACTTCTTCCATATAAGGCTATGCTTACATGTTTAGCCAGTTTCTTTAAACGTTTATATTCCTGAACGTTTATAGATTCATTATCATGCATTACATCAATATCGTTCTTCAATTTTTCTAAACGATTGATATCATCAAGTATACGGTATTGTCGCAATGATATTACATCATGAACAACTTTAAGTATTTCTTTATTTCTCATACAGCTTCATAATCCATACCGGGTATCTCATCATAATCTCTCTCTTTACTTTCACTCTCTGTAGTAAATCTATAGGCACATTCTAAAGGACAACTTGCACAATTATATTTTGAAGGTGTCACTTCCTCCCACCTATCATTATTAGTATTTGATACAATAAGATTGCGTGTTGCCTTAACAGATTCAAATAACTCTCTTCTTCGGGAGTCATCATAAAGAACTTCTATACTCTTTCTATTAAGTCTGGGACTATAATCAAAGACATAGTAGAAGAAATGTTTATCTATAAGATCATAGTCTTTTATACCTGCTTTATTGATTATATCTATTACATGAGGGTTAAGCTCGGGGTCTATATCACGTACAAGCTCATGATACATATATGCCTGCGTGTTATCCAAAGAGCCTGGTTCACTCCATGAGTTATACGAGAAGCGTGTGTCGGCATAAATATCACTTGTCAGTTTAAGATCTACAACAGAGAGAAGATTACCTCTACGTTGTGTTTTTACTGTGACAGGAAAGATGTCTAAAGTACCATTTAGTAATATATCATCATCAAACGGCACACGCTTTTGTATAGTAACCTGAGTATTAAAGCCTGGAATAATAACCATATTAGTATTTTTGGCTATAATCTCAAAATGCATCTTCTGTTCTTCAATACGTACCTGATCTATTGTTTTATCACCATTTTTCTTACGTGGGAGATCATTAACTGTTCTTCCATTAATTCCCCCACCAATGCATATCGTCTCAAAGAAAGACCCTTTGTCCATAGCGTCACTATGTACATCAATGCTTCCTGTGATATACTGTTCATAAGCTTTTCTTTTACAATATTCTTTTTCAACACCATGAAAGAAGAACTCCCTAATTAGGCTTGACGTTATTATCATCATTTAATATGGTATCAAATATTTTACGAAAGTTATCTAGCTCCATTATCCAGCAGTCTATAGCTTTTATTCCTTTGGCCGCATCAGGCACATTCTCTAAAGTAAGACCTACCTCCAGCTTCTCTGTAACACTATTCAAAGCGGCAATATTAAGCCATATATCTTTCTCTATATTAGTACGTACAACATGTCCATACATTTTTATTGCCGGTATTACATAGTTTTTGTGTGTATAGCTTTTCAATGTTTCTTTATCTGCCCAAAAGACAGGTAATGCATGCATTGCAGCCTCTAAAGCTTTCTGCTTAGCAAAGGCAAGTTTATCAATGGGATTACTAAAAGAACTACCACTCTTTGGCACATAAGGTTTAGACATATTCTTTAAAGCAGAATAATGGATATACTGCCCTTGTGCACCTTGCACACGTCTTTCAAAACTATAGTTGTCACCTACAACCCATGAGGGGTCTGGTCTATTTGAGTAACATTCCCCTGTTTCTTCCGTACCATTGATAAGCATTGTCATATTGAATTTGTATAACAAGCCACGTGTACCATTATATGTTTCATGATTGCCACCAGCATCAAGCTTGGGACTAAATTTTACAATCTTTCCTTCCATTAGTTCAAATTTATATCGTCAAAATTACTTTTTCTTGTTTTTACATCTTCTGTTTTAATTTGTAGCTCATTATGGAAATCTACCATTCTCATCATAAATTTTAAGAAATTTTCTTGTGACATTACGGCATAGCAATAGTTATCACCCATACTCACATCCAAAATAATATTCTTATTCACATCATCTTTATGCTGAGTAAATGTTATTCTACATTTGCCAATCTGAAAATCTAATTTTTTATCTACCATAGTGTATAATTAAAAGAGGTTTGAAGTGTCATTTGATGGTGTCTCAGGTATCTCCATCTCATCATAGCATACAAGCTTTAATTCCGTTGATTGTCTGTTATGTTCAGCGAAGATCATGATCTTATTGTTGTCATCAGCTATTTGCTTTAACTCGTTCAGTACTTTATATCCCAGTTTCTCAGCATCCCCCATAAGCATTATAGGTGCTTTGTTAATATGTATCATAAGGTCTGCAATAGCACGTACTGCCTTTGAGGCACTGATATCTGTTTCATAGAACGGTAATCCATCATAAGTAACATATTCATCTTCTATCCCCCAGCGTGCAGGGATATTCTTTGAATTGCTTATAATGTCTTTCTTTTCCTGTCGTAAATCTTCTATACGTTTGGTAAGTTCTTCTGCTTTTGACCGAAGGTTCTTTAAATCAGTGGTAGAGATATTGTTACGCTCCACAATAGACAAAAGACTGTTATAACGTTGAACAATTCTCTTTCCTTTGTTTATTCTTTCTACTAAGCTTGGTGTGTCATTATCACCATACATTTCTTTCTTTGCTTCGGAGATGTCTATGGAATTTATTTCTTTGAATAATTCGTCAAGTTTTTTAAGCTCATTTTCTTTATATACTTCATTAGTATTATGAAGAGATATCTTTTCCTCACGTTTTCTGGCAAGCATAATCTCTAATTCTTCTATTTCATCAGTAAGCTTCTTATCATAGGCATCATGCTTGTCTTGCATCGCATTATATGCATTCAGACGCTCATTATAATACTGATACTTTGTTTCATAATTATCTATAGCCTTCTGATAATTGCTTGCTTTTTCTTCTATTTCATTAAGTAATGTTACTGCTTTTGGACCATCTTTGAGTATTTGTTCATCTTCGGGAGAAAGTTTATTACGTGCAATGATAGCTTCTTGCGCTTTTATCTCATTATTAACAGTTGTCCTTTCAATAAACAAAGTACCTTTCTTACTGTCTACCATTTCTTCTATTTCCCGCAATCTCTTTACTTCTTTATCAGATAACAAGTTTATAAATAGATCACGTTGTTTCTTTCTTCCTGGCTCAGTAAGAGAAAGGGACAACCATTCAGATGCTGTTATATGTGTATAGTTAAAGATGGCTCTCATTTCAGTGATAGAAGATATCTTTGTTCCATCTTCACGTATAAATGTAAATTTCTTTTTGCCTTCTTTGGTGAACTCGTATTTTACTTGATATTTTGCTCCATCAGCACCAGGTATCCAACCGGTTATTTCACCTTCTTTTTCTCCAAACTTCACAATATTTATTTTATCGTCTTTTACCTCCATTAAAGCTTGTAAGGCATGAAGAAAAGTTGTTTTACCAGAATTATTAGGTGCCTCTACAAAGAATACGGAACCGTCAGAGAGATCGTATTCCCCATTTGGGAGAATAGCATAGTTTTTAAAGTTAAGAATAAGATCATTCATAAAATTACAGATATAAAAATGTTTTACAATTAGGACAAGAGGATTCAGAGAAAGATACTGTATCCAGTCCTTTATGATTACAAATAGGGCACGTTGCATTTTGCAAATCGTTTGTCCTTTTGGTCATTCCTTCAAAAAGCTCATTTAGCTGTTTCTCGGAATAAAAATGTTCATTGGTGTTTACTGTAAAAGGTGCTTGTTCTGTTGACATAGCAAGAAAAAAATAAGAGCCAGCAACTTGAAGTTATCATTATAGATGAATACAAGACTTTCCTTGGGAGGAGAAGAAAAATAATCATTTTAATCAAATTGCCGACTCTCATTTTAATAATATAATATAAGATACATTATATACAGATTACTCCGGTAATGAGGAGATTTTGAGCTGCAGTTAAAAGCAAGTCCCCCCTTTCCCCCCACACAAATTTTGTATGAGTTTTAATGAAAGGAAGGTTTGTTTTTTTACTGCTTGATTCAGATCTCTCCGTATAAAGTATCGACCCGTCGCCACAGATCATTAAGCCAGAAGCATGTCCCCCCATGAAGAAAACTGGCGTTTCGATGATAATATGTTGATAGTTTGTATTTTCATTATTGTATCATCTATAATGACGGGACAAATATATAGCATGAAATTACATATACCAAATAAAACATCAATTATTTTTATGCTGCAGGTTCAACATTTAAATAATGTGCTGTCAATATCTCTGTCCATGCAAGATTTTGTGTCATAATATTTGGTATAACCATTTTGTCTGCCTTGTAAAGATTAGTAGCGATATTATAGACATCATAGAGGCTCATAATAGTATCTATATTCTCAATACAGCGTCTTTCATATTCAGTGAGATAAGCATGTACAAAGTCATTTATCTGGCTATTATTCAATGGATATTTATTGACAGTGTTCATACTTATCTCATCAGGATTAAAGTTCTTTATAAGGCCGCTATCATAACCTACACGATAATAGGTAAGATGCCCTACAAGTTCTGCTACCTGGCGATAATCAAGAGAGACATTTTTCATTTGTTCCAATATGCGCATATCTATTGCTCTGTGATCAGAGAAGTTATGCAGCCAATCGTCTACAACCTGAAACAATTTGTCAAGATCTTTTACTTTGTTTTCACCATAGGTGGCAACATACCTGTCTTTTGATAAGATACATTGATTACGGCATATCTTGACATTAGGCCCAATAGCTACTTGTATACCATTCTGGTGAAAAGCTATAGCAAGACCTGTTTCTGTTTCTTCATCACTTTCGTTCTCAATTTTTATGGTAGTATATACACGTCTAAGACAATGTGATTCAATAGAACCTTTACCATACTTTTCTTCTGCTGTTGGAGATACAACAACACCCGGATTATTACGGTCTTTATTGTTGGCGGCAAATATTTCCTCAATACGATAAGTCAATTTGTGCTGATCAAGTAATGATGTTACTCTATCAATGAGCTGATAGTGATGTATTCCTCTGAGTGGTTTTTGAGTAATAGGATCATTTTCAAGATATGTTCTTCTAAGCATATCGAGATTGAGGGTTTCTGTAGGATTCTTTTGAAAATCTAATAATAAGGGAAGTTTGCTCATAATAATAAATTAATAAAGTTCAATATTCGATAAATTTTCAAGCATGATATATTGTGCATATTTGCGGGGAGAGATTTTATATACTCTGTCTTTCAACATATCACTAAGATTTTCTCTTGTTAATGCATGCGCATATTTGTCCAGGGAAACATTAAAGCCAACGATAAGTCGTGTCACCAAGACTCCATTTACCATATCTGCTGTATATCCGGCAATAAATGCTCTATCTGGATAGGGGATAGTTGATTTCACATCATCTGCTGATATGCCCTTTATATTGCTACCTTTTATACGCCATCCCTGACAGTTTTCAAATAATACTTTAGGAGTAAGGACTTCATATTTTTCTGTAAGATGTTCAATTATATTATTATCGTGATGTTTATCTTTCTTGTTTTGTAGTGAATCATAATATTTACCAAGAAGATTAATATAATCTATGTTGTAATTTTTAACGATTCTGTCTCTTTCTTCTTGTACTTCATTTTTCCAAAGACAAAGGTTGTCAAATTTTTGCAAGATATTATAATAATCTACTTCAAGTTTGGCTTGTGTTTTTAATAGTTTTATGTATCTTATCATTAATACACAAAAAGCAATTAAGATAATTGAAAAGCAAATGGATAATACAGTTGTCATGATCTTCTAAATTTTAAGTTATTAAATTTCATTTTACCAAAGTCATACATTATTCTAATGAGTCCTTTGTCGTCAGCTATTTCACCTTCCCTATTCTTTGCAACATCTATAATCATCATATTTTGCATAATCTTACTACGTTTGAATAGTTTATAGGTTCCGTTAGCTGTTAAACATTCTACATCTGGTAGTTTAGAATGTTCTCTTATCAAGTCTTTATGTTGTCCAAGATTGTTTATAAGCAATACAATGGTAGCAGCATCTATAACACGTGTAGTACCTTTTAGCATACTCATTCTGGGGCGATAACCTTCTTCTTTATTGAATTTAGATGTAGCCTCTTTAGTAATATGGTGCAGAATGAATATGGAAGACATATAACCGTCTTTGTTTGTCTGTTTCTTCAGGACAGTAAACTGTGACATTATATTATCTTCTACTGCGGTAGTGTTTGATGTAGCTTCAAATACTTCGTTGATAAGCATAAAGTTATCCACTAATAGGATACAGAACTTTCCTGGTCTCTTTTTGACAAACGCGCGGAATTTACTTGTAATAGTGTTAATTGATGATGGTTCACATACAAATTCTATGTCATAATTCTCATATTTAGATTGTGCTTCTTCTATAAGGGTTATTTGTGTATCAGAGAGTTTAAACTCTTTAGATAACATTTGATTTTCTGTAAGGTTGACATCGCTGGAGATAAAGCAACGTAACACTTTATCATCCGAATCTTCCATGCTAAACCATAATATGGCCACATCTTCATTAAGCTCTAGTATACCTTTCATAAGATGTATCATATAACGTGTTTTGCCTGATGATGCCATGCCAGCTAATACAACAGTATTATCAGGGCCAAAGGGACAAACTTCATTAATTATTTGTTCTTTTGTTTTGATATAGGACAGTTGTTTGCCATCTGAAATATTACGTATCTTTCTAATATTCCTTTTAGCTACAGAACGCATAGTAGATATGTTCAATTCTTTCTGTGTTATGGTGTCGGCTATATGGATGATTTTCTCTAATACCTCATTAACAGATTTATAGTTATGGGATATTATGATAGATGCAATCTTATGTAGTAATTTAAGATTATTGTTATCTATCAGGTAGGTAAGATAATAGTTCCATTCATCAGAATAGTATGCTTCCATCTCCTTTAGTTCTATTGCAGCTTCTCTATTATGGTTCTTTATGAGCATATTAGAGACGCTTTCAAGGCTTATGTTATAACCCATATCATGCAGAGCTATCATGGCAACATAAATATCTTTATGCACGCTTTTATAAAGCATATCTGGTGTCAGGCGACAATGTACTGTTGCTAATGTTGTATCGTCTTTCAGGCAAGCATAGAGTATACATTTTTCATATTGAACAATACGATTTATATCTTCCTCATTGATATTGAAAAGACTATCAAGTTCACGTTTGACATTATCATAGACATCAGCAATATCTGTATTGTCATATATCTTGTTAGTATATTTAGAAAAGATTATAATGCATTGACGTTTTAGATATAGCTCTAATACTATCATGCAATGTCTTTCTATATATGTTGATGGTATGCCACGTTTTATTAGTTGCAGTGCCAGGATGCCATCATCAAGATAATGTTTCTGCATATATGCTGATAGTGTGACATAATCAAAAGCGCCTTCTTTATCATTAAGAGTTTCCATAGCAAGATATATTTTGCCATATATCTCTTTATAAAACATAGAAGGTTTAAGATATTTCTTTGTCACATCAAATGCAACAGGAAAATCGAGCAAGATACTTATTATAGCTTCTTCAGCTTCAATGTTGTTTGGTGGCAATCGAGTCAAGTCATTTATTCCTTTTTTCATATTCTTTGAAATATAATAGTTCATCTACAGTTTTTAATCTCATTAGATAGCTTTCATAGCAAGGAAGTCGTGATAGCATTTCATAAGAGAGATCATGTATTTTACCATGACATTTTCTATGAACAAAGACAAGACGTGATGTATCTGTAAGTTTATTTTCTTCTCTACCATCCAAATGATGCCAATCAGGAATACCATTTATGTCTTTATTACAGAAGAAGCATTTTATTTTGCCCTTTTTGCGGGCTTCTAAGACACTTTTATTCTTTAGTGATATGTATGCCTCATTTTGCACCGCGCGTTTAACAGAGAGCTTCCTAATAGTCTTCTGTGTCTTTTTAGGAGTAGATATATCTGTTCGCAAATATTGATGATACTTACAATATCCTTTTCCCCATACAGGATTACTACAACCTGGTACAATACATAGTTTTGTCATATTCCAAATAAATAAGCATCTGCAGGATTTTCTTGTATTTTGCTATAGTCGCTATTATACATTTTGTTAAAGCAATAGTCTTCTATATTGAGTAACTTGTTTTCTTTTTTGGTATACTTGCCATTTTGCAACGGAAACATATAATTATAAAAATCAGTATATCGTTTAAGTAGTATTTCCCAAGTAAGTAATTTGTTATCGGGTAAAATATCACCAATAGATTTACTTGCATAGTAATATGCTGTATCTATGCCGGCACCATTTTGATCACCGACAGGATTTATAGGCCAAAAGACCTTGGCAAACCATTCTTTAGTACCAATTTCAAGATTTGTCATATACATTAACTAAATAAATTATTTAAATAATAATATTCCTCTTTGGTCAACTCTTTCCAATTTTCAAACCGGGCGGTAATTTCATCATCAAACCACCAAAGGTCATCATCTCTTTTTCCTTGTCCCCAAAAGTGAGCCACGTACCATTCAACGGCAAAGTCAAGGTTCTGGCAGTTCGTTGTATGAAGGCAATGATGGGTATGCTCCCTGTTGCCATCCTGAATTTGAATTCTAATGTATAGGTATTTCATCGCTTCATTTCTTTCTGAATTTCTTCTATTGTCTGGCAAGCGTGCCTTCGATTGATCGCATTGCAATCTTCCAATGAGAAGTAAGCAAGGCAGCATTCAATGGCTTCCGTATCATCACAGACATAGCCGCATTCGTGGTTGTCATATTCGTACTCGTACACCTCTTGCGGTGTGCACTCTTTCTTTATTCTTTCGGCTCTTGAATCGTACCCATTAAGAAAAGCTTTGATAGCCTCCTTAGTTCCGTACAGCCCTGCTCCGGCATGGTAGATTTTTACTCCATCCAATTCATTCTTTTCTACTCCTTCTTTAAACTGCTTATTACTGAAAGCAAAGAAGCATCCTTTTGGCATAGAAGGATGAGTATTAATTAATTTACTATATGACATAATTACTTGTGTTAAAATTATTATATAACATTATATACTTTGGAGGCAATTTTATATGACCAAAGGGACAGCAGGTAAAACATAGGACTCAGATAAGATTGCTCATTCCAATAAATAGAAGCTTTTTTCCAATCATCAAAAGATATTTTATCTTTGTTTTCTCTAATACATTTCTCTAAGTCAAAATATGAAATAGTCGATAAATATGCTCCTAAACACGCATTAGAACCATCTAAATATGTAGATACATTATATTCATCTAGCAGATCTTCGATTTCTGATATTGTTTTCATTCTACTTTATATATCAACGTTTTAAGAATTCTTTGAATCGTTGTATGAATGACTTCTCAAAGTCAGGTGTTACTTCTTCAGGAATAAAGTTATAGTCTTTTACTTGTTTAGCTATAGCCAGCAAGTCTTTCAAATATTGGATATATTCTGTTTTTCTCCATATAATGAAGATGCCACGCTTTTCGTGTTTCTGAATATAGGCAATATCATCGTCATTAATGACAATATACTTCTTTTTTTCATCGCTCATTATAAGCTCATAACCATAAAACATACACATAAGCTCTAAAGCTATTTTTTCTTTCGGTAATAGCACCGGTACTTCTAATTGAAATTTCATTTTGAAACTGTTTAATAGATTATTTTGTTCTTTTTATTTTATGACGTTTATAGAAAGCATCATTTTGAGCTTCTATTTCTTTATGTCTTTCTGGAGAAACAAATACCCATGTAGGTACTATTTCTTTTGCTACACGGATATAAGACCAGCCTTTTGCTTTCATCTTTTTCTCCCATTTGTTATGTTTGTCAATGTGTTTTTTTAATGCCTTTGTTGCCTTGATATGATCAAGTTCATTGAATATAGTTCCCATAAATATAATATTAGCGTGTTTTAATGAGCCAGGAGACAATATCTATTAAAAGATATACTCCAACAAGGGTAAAGGGTAAAAATAGCATACAAGGCTTTAAAATGCCTATTCCGATCATGATGCTTGCAATGAGTAACACGAATGCAAATACAACATAACCTATACCTGTAAGATCAGTTGTTTTCTTTTTCATTTGTAATCAATGCCATATTTTTGTCTTGTTTTTTAACTAATAAACTGGACATGATGTATAGTTAGTCTATCCAGAAAGTTCCACAATGAGGACATTTATTACCACAAGGATAATTGTTTATATAATAAACGTCTCTATGCCTCAACATATTCATATCACCTGCAGTACAACCACCAGAAGCATATACTCTATCGCATTTCTCATCATATTCCATGCGTTCTTGTATATAACTTTTTCTTCCTTTGCGTTTAACAACATCGGAATACTCCCATTCTGTTGAATCGCACCATGAGGAATCCATGCCACATACCTCGAAAGTATAATTATAGTGTATAGCTTTATCAAGAAATAATCTTTTTCTATCAAAAGGCAATATCACATCACCAATGACAAAAGTATGATCACCAGAACCATTATCAACATTTATAGAAGCAATGCACATCTTTGTAAAACGTATAGAGGCATGATTGTCTTTGTTCATCAGATCAATTAATCTAGGATAGAAATATATGACTAATTTCCCTCCATAAGAGCTTTGATAAATCATCTGAAGTATATCTTTATCGTATTCCTTTGTTGTTATGCCAAGCTTCTTTTTAATGCGTCTTAGATCACTCTTATAGACACTATCATGTTCACCATAACCGTGAGTAGTTATACCGGTATCATAAAACACTGTTTGATTGCCTGTATTCTTAATAAGTTCATCAATATTTATATTTACACAATATTGTTTATCAAAGAAAGCTCTAAATTCTTCATCATCTTCAATGCTTTCAGGAAGATTAAAATACATGATAATATCTTTGAATAATGCATCAACAAGCTCATCAATAAAACACATGTTTAGATCAAATAAAGAGTCCTCTACATCATCAATATTTCCTTCAATTACTTTTTGTATATCCGGAGCCGATAAAACATCATTATATGACCAATAAATAGTAGGTTGGTTATTGTTTATATACTCAATTATAGCATTCTTTTTTTCTTTCCACATAATTTTAAGTTATTTGGTTTATTATATCATTGATAGCATCTATAGCTATTTGTGCATCTACTTCCCTTCTCAGCAAAGTATATACGTCACGTTCAGTGTCGAAAAGACATATAGCATAGGGAGGATTTTGATCATCTTCTACTACTACAATGCCTAATGGTACATCATTTTGATTTACTTCAGGAGTGCAATATATGGCTTCGCAATCGGTCAAGTCTTTTGAGGACATTTTGTTTTCATTTTGTTTAGTCGTTCCTTAATAAGTTTCATGTTTTGATTTACCAAATTAATTATATCATTATGATATTTAGTTATTTGATTATTATGTCCATAGGCTTGTATAACTTCAAGTTTATCAAGAGAGACTTCTATAGTTTCAAGTGGTTTTGTTTTAAGTTTGGATGTCATAATCAAAGA